TTTTGTTTGCGTAACTTCAGAATAGTTACTTTATCTTTGTTATCAGCAGGCATTTCAGTCTAGGGGCTTAACAATCATATTATCATGGAATTCCTCTCTCGACAAGAAAGGATACATGTCTTCAAGGGGTGGTGCGCTAATGGTTCCGTCTGGGTTCTTTCTACCTTGCATTGTAGGGACAACCTCTTGCCATCTTTCGCAAAATACTTCACAAACAACAGGTCCATCATAGTCCAAGGTATATTTGATAGCACCCTCTAGTCCATCAGCATCAGCAATAGCATATTCAATTCCAAAACTTTCAACTACCTTACGAATATTAGGAAGAGATACACCACTTTCTGCATCTGTGCCAATCTCTCTACCTTCAAAGAACTTCTTCTGTGTGGTGCGGATCGAAAGATATCCATCATTATTCCACACAAACAACTTGATAGGGAGATTGTAGTGTTTGATAGTTTGAAGTTCTTGTAGGTTCATCATAAAAGAACCATCACCTGTCACTCCAATGACATCACCATCCTTGGCAAATGCTGCACCAATACATGCAGGAATGGTAAATCCCATTTCTGCTTGAGAACTAGAGGTGATATATCTTTGATCAGATTTGATCTCAGTTGCTTGAGAGCACACATAAAATGCCGAACCTGCATCAGAAATAACAACGTCATTATTGCGTTTGCTATCATTCAAGACCTTCATGAAATAGTAAAGATCTACCTTCTCTGATGGATTTTTATCAGGACAAACAGGCCATTGATCTCTCCATCTAGCACAAGTTTTATTCCAACCATACTTAGGACGATCAAACTTATTCAGTGTGAGGAAATCCTTTGCATCTCGGTGAATAAACCAATCAATTTCAACAGTATTCTTGGAGTGTTCATCCTTGTCAATATCAACCACAACAACTGTTGCATCTCTGGCAAAAGTTTTGTAATTATATCCAGTGACAGGAACAGGAAGACGGGAACCAATAACAAGCAAAAGATCACAATTTTGCATGGCAAAATTACCAGCTCTTGTGCCCTTAATTCCCACCCTACCTACAAAATTATCATAACAAGACGGAAATATATCAACTGCATTATATGTGGTGACCACAGGAATGTTAGTATGCTGAACAAAGTCAACAAATTCTTTTCTTGCATCAGCACAATTGATACCATTACCAGCAAGAATTAGTGGACGTTCAGACTTCCATATAAGTTCTTCTATGGTACTAAACTGAGCCCCTTGTACATCCATAGGAATGTCAATCCATACAGGACCAGGACGACCGTGAGTAGCAATCCGAATCGCATCTTTCATTACCTCATCGATATCTTGGGGATCGGTAACAACCTTTGCATACTTTGTGATTGGTTTCACAATATCAATGATGTTTGCTTCCTGCACACCAAGGTTTCTACTTCCCTCTGGTGCCATGTGAGGTCGATTAACATTACCAGACACAAAGATAACAGGAACACTATCCTGCCATGCATCAAGGAGTCCTGTAATAGCATTCGTACCACCACATCCCGTGGTTACATTGACTGCTGCCAGACTATTATTGTATTTGGCATATGCTACAGCAGCCATAGCAGATGCTTGTTCATGATGATTACATACAGGTTTGATTTTACCATGTGCTGCGACAGCATCGTTAAGATGCATGGCACCACCACCAGTTACAAGGAAGATATGTTCACAACCTGCCTTGTAAATCTGGTCGATTACATAATCTGCAACTCTCATTTCTCAAAAGAATCAACTACAGTTCCAACATAATCAATCATCTCCTCAGTAATCGTAGGAGAACAACCAACAAAGAACACCAAATCAAGCACCTTACATGCATTTGGATAGTTCCGATAGTAATCAAGGTGACGATAACCAGGGTGCATCAGGATGTTACCAGCGAAGTAGTTACGAGTCTGAACCTTATTATCTTCCAGGTGCTTAGTCAGTTTAGTCTTAGTTTGTACACTATCGCAGATGATAGGGACACCAAACCAACTGGTCTCTGCTTTAGGCAATTCATTTACACTACGGACACCAGGAATACGTTCAAAGATTTCCTGCATCAGAACCTTGTTCTTACGACGCAGACGATGAATCTCATCCTGTTTAGTCAATTGAACAGTCCCGATAGCACCTTGAAAGTCCATGGGCTTCAGATTATAACCCATCTGAGAGTACACGTACTTGTGGTCAATAATACCATCGTAATTTTCAATCCACTTGTCAAATCGTTTACCACAGGTTCCACATGCAAGGAGATTCTGTGTGCCAACACAGTAGCAATCACGTCCCCACCATGCCAAACTACGGGCAATATTAATAAGTTCCTCATCATCAGAGGAGATCATACCACCCTCACCAGTGCAGATGTGATGAGCAGGATAGAAAGAACAAGATGCAGCGATAGAGTGGTCAGTAAGGAAACGACCATTCCACTTGCTACCCAGACTGTCGCAATTGTCAGAAATCAACATGATCTTATTGCGATCACAGATATCCAGGATCTCATCTACATCGTATGGATTGCCAAGAACAGGTGAGGAGAAGATACCACGAGTCTTCGTAGAAATCTTTTCCTCAATCTCCTCCAGGTTCCAGTTCAGGTCAGAGAAGTCAATGTCAACAAAAACTGGTTTCAAACCATTCTGAACAATCGGTGCAATGGTAGTAGGAAAACCAACGCATGACACAATGATCTCATCACCATCCTGCCAACCAAACCGTTTTTTAAGTGCAGCGATCATAACAAGGTTGGCAGAACTACCAGAGTTCACCATCAGAGAATAACCCTTGTTGAATTGCTTGGAGAACTTCTTCTCAAACTCATACACTTTCTCACCAGATGCCAACCACTTACCATTCAGAAGTCCGTTGACAGCTGCTCCCAACTCTTGGTTGTCCCAGTAAGGACCAGAGTAATAGACAGGATTACCTGGTTCCCATTTACTATTGGCAAAATAAGGGGGGTTAACACCCTCTAGCAGTGCTTCAATATCAACCATTTTGGACCTCATTAAAGTAATCATTTACCTCATCACTAACGATAGAAGACAACCAATTCCTAAATCCACCTTGGGATCTATTCATCTCTGCAGCAATCTTTCCACCTGCTTGATGCATAACCTTAATACACATTGGTTCGTTTGTGACTGGATCATCAATCCACAGTCTATCATCTTTTACGTAAATTTGCGACCAACTTTCCCAATGATTATTTCCTGTTCCCCAGGCATTACAAAGTCCGTAAGAAACTCCAGTCCCCATTACATCAATAACTTCGGAGTTATACTTATTCCAATGAAAAAGATTGTTTAAGGTATCTTGCTCATCACTCATTCCAGTTCTTGCAATCTGCTCATTGAGATTATGCCAGTCATGCCAGAATTCTTTTCGATTAACTCCGACCATACCAGCATTTATAAACTGCTGCATCGGGATTGGATTACCATTTCCAAAGGGAGGACTGTGTGGAATGGTAATGCCATTATGAGCACCTGCTTTATTCAAACTACTATTATTTCTAACACCCACAACATCGGCAGTGCTATTAAAAAATTCATCTAGAGGACCAGTTACCGTGGCATCAGCATCAAGGTGAATTACCATATCATAATCATCAATGTATGGCAAACATGTTGGTGCCATCATCCACACCGGTTTCATCCAAGAATAGGTATCGAAGATTTTTTGTGTCATAGCACTGTCTACTATGACATGATCTACCTCTGGATGAAAGTGTTTGATTGAATTTGCTAATTTTTCTACACCAAGTAAATCAGCATAATCATCAGTACACCAAGTTGAAATCAGAATCTTTTTCATTTTTCCCCCATAACCATGAATGAATTGTTTAGATCAATACCAGACACAAAAACGTTCTTAAACCCTTTATCAATCATGTAATCACGAAGAATTTCAGGTTTAAATGAGTGATTATGTTTACGATTGTTCCAGGGTCTCCAGTATTGTTGACTGTAATCAGGTAGATATAAGAACAACACACCACCACCTTTCAAACATTCATACCAATAATTCATGGTTTCCACCCAATCTGGCACATGTTCCAGACAATGACTGGAGAAAATGTAGTCAATAGGGACTGGTGGAAGGTTATCAGCGTGCCAAGGATCATCGAAATCAAGGTCAATGGGAGTAGCACCCGGAAATGCCCACTCTGGTTTCATGCATCCAATGTCATATCCTTTACCGATGCAAACATGCTTGGCAAAAGGAATTGCAAACTGTGATGCATTACCAACAGTCTGAAATTGAGGGTAAACATCGCCCCGATACTCTACTACTTGCATATCATTTCATGTGGTGTACTAAAAAGGTAATCAATTTCTTTCTTATTCTGCTCACTATGAGCAATAATTACGTATTTTTCATACGATGTATCAAGAACATCAATAAGATAATTGATTGATGTGTTAATAGTGAAGACACTTTTTGCCTTTTCAAGGACTTTACACCAATCAAAGAGAGTAAATCCATCCATAATTTTAAGTTCAACTACAGGTAAATCGTAGTTTTCAGGTGATAAGAGTTCACAATCTCTAATGTCTGTATTATAAAGATTGTTTATGAATACAAACTCGGAGTCATCCTTGAGACCAAGAATATTATAGTATAGATCGTCTTCTTTATCAAAGTTACGTTCAAACTTAAAATAATCTTTCCAATCTGAGTAATCAAGACCTAACATAGAGTATTTTGAACTCATAATCTTGCCGTCATTGTGAGTCATATCAGCAGTTGCGGTGCTGATAAAGGCACCATTCTCCTCAATTACAGCACCAGCACCTCTTTCGTAGATATCTTTACCTAAAAAATTATCATCTGTGGTGGGAAAATAAATGTCCTTGATGTAATCTTTAATCCAATGAATGTCTGGTCTCAATGGCCAGATGACTTGATAACGATTTTGCATCATCACCCTAGCAATTTTCTGACAAAAGAAAATGTCACCAATGCCTGCAGGTTGTTTAATCAGGCAAGGTTTCATTGAAAATAATTCTCCCAAATAAAGTCTTCCAAGACTTCCATTTTCTTTGCACGTTCAAGATTGTCTTGAATTGCATCCATTTTACTCTCGTAAATCTCTTCAGATACTTCAAATTCATCACTTAGAGTAATAATTCCATCAGTATTGAAGTGATCACCGATGTCAGGAGCACCAAGATAAACAGGAATAGTACCTGTCGCAAAACAATCTAAGATTTTTTCAGTAAAATATGTTTCATATTGACCATTTTCAATCGCAACAGAGAACATATAATCACATAGTCCTTCCTCTTTATCAACAATCTCATTGAATCCACGACCATAAAGATCAACCTGGTCACCAATGCGATCAACCCAATCAAGTCTAGTTACATGACCTTCACACATCCTTTTATTAGAGGAAATCATAGAAATCATCTTAGATTTCTCATAAATTTTAGGTTCTTTAATCCAAAATCCTTGTGCGGGCACCCATTTATACTTGTCACCCAGGG